CTGGATATAGTCTCTCGCTGATCCGCATACAGGTACAGGCGATGGGCCGAAACCTGAAGGTAGACAGCAAGCGACAGCCTTATATCTACTCAGTGGCACCCGACGCACCGGAAATTACCCAGCGTGAAAACATTGACAAAGCCAAAAAGGCAATCCTCAACAAAGAGGAAACGAATAACCCAGTAATCCAACTAACCCACCAATACCGGAGGGAACTACTCTCCGATATGATTCCCGCTCTTGAAGCAGTAAGCATAGCTATTCAGGAATTGGAACGGGACGGTCTACTGGTAGACACACTTTCAATTAAATAACCAACCATTGTAAGCCGGGGGGCAACAACAATGAAGATATTCCTGCAAAACTGTACTCTGATACTCGCTCTGTATCTGCTACTGGGATGGACAGGCGCGAAGCTGGAATGGTATCACGGTCTCTTTATCGGCATCGCGCTCGGTATCTACGGATGGATGGAGGTCCACAGATACAAAAAGCGAAGAGTCCTGTTGTCTGCTGAAGAATTCGACAAATGGATTCGGATGCACGCTAAGGACTCGGTGAACAAGTGATAAAGGCGACACCGACCGTTCACGGAGTATTGGTACGCGGTACGGCACTGGAATCAGTGGCGCGTCATTACTGCCGGTCATATGGAATACCCCACAGTGAGGGGAAAGCAATCTCTGTGGGACGGGTCAAGTATATACCGAATGTAGGTTACCGAAGAGTCCCCAAAGGGCGGGGCAGTTTTATCGCGGTGATCCTACCACTCTAAGAGGGGGGCGTTATGGGTCGATGGATAATAGCACTGGTAACACTATTTCTGGTACTGGCTTTTATATGGACAGTAAACCTACTACAAACTGCACCGCCCACAGATGGTGCAGATATTCAACCGGCTATATACGTTGATCCTAACGTAACCCTCACCTTTGAAACCCCAAGTGTAAGGACTCTTTCCAATGGATAATGACGAGTTAGAAATACTGGAAGCAGAAACTGAAGAAGCACTAGAGCTAGCGGTAAAACATGCGACCCATGAATACGAAGCGGAAATCATTCTCGATGAAGAGGCAGAGGAAAACCTCACCACTCTTATAGAGGAAGAGAAGCGGATCATGGCCGCGCTTCATGAAAACAGAGCTAAGCAGACAGCCATTCAGCGGGAGCGCTATAACAGGCGGGCGGATATCCGGCGTAAGGAACGCGAGAAGGCCACAGCCGAAAATAAGCTCCAAGAGGCTATCCGTTTCCGTATCCACGAAGAGGCTAAGGCCGGGGCTTTTACCAAGATGGTCAGCTATGCGAGGGAATCAGGATTCGCATGGCTTGAATACGCAAAGCCCCACCAGTGGGAAGGTGCCATGACCATTGCCCATTATGGCTCCACTATCCTTGGCGATGGTACGGGAACCGGTAAAACGCTCACGGCCATTATGTCGATGGATATGAAGCAGGCTAAGAAGATTCTCGTAGTTACGCCTGCCGATGTGGTATCCAGCTTTACCGAGGACTTCACCTTGTTTGCTCCCCACAGAAACGTACTCCCCTTGGAGGGCGCGAACCCTAGATTCAGGCAGACAGTGAATCAGGTACTCCGTTCGTCCGCTGAGTATGTAGTAGTCACCAATTACGAATCTCTGTGGAGAGAATCCAAGTGGCTCGGTGAATTCTCGTGGGACGATATCTATATCGACGAGGCCCACAATATGAAGAACGAGAAGGGCCTCACCTTCGATACCCTGTCGCAGTTCCAATACAAGAACTGCGTACCCATGACGGCCACCAGTATCCTGAACGAACCGGGCGACCTGTTTACCTCTCTCAATATGATCGACCCACAGAGGTTCTATGACAAGTACAGGTTCCTTGCTATCTACTGCATGCAGGATTCAAGCGGTAAGTGGGTATTCAAGCCCGGTGGTGAGAAGGCCCTGATGAAGCAGTTGTCGGGGCGTATCCTGAAGCGGACTATTGAAGAGGTAGCACCCAACCTGCCTAAGCAGACAGTCCATGAGGTACTTGTACCCCGGCAGATTATCCCCGAAGCACAGCACACCATTATGCAACAGCTGGCTAACTTTGCGGCTATTCAATTGGATTCGGGCGAGAGCACTTCTATTCAGGCAATCATCGCACTCATTACCCGTGAACGGCAGGCGGCAACCTTCCCGGCTGGTATTGAGGTCAAGATTACCGAGAAGATGCACGAAGAAAACCCGGCACTTCCTCCTGTGGGAACGGTAATCTTCAAGGTTCCAACAGATACCCCTGCTATCAAGCTGGATATGGCAGAGGACAAGTTAGAGCGCGTTATCAAATCCGGTAAGCGCTGTGTTGTATTTAGTCAATTCAAAACCGCACTGGTGGATCTTCAACACCGCCTAGAAAAACGCGGTCTGAGAGTAGCGAGGTTCGATGGGGACACAAATAAGGCGACGAGGCTTCAAATCAAGCGCGACTTCCTCCGTCCGGCGTCAGGTAACCGTAAAACTGAGTACCACTACGACGTGGTATTGGCTAATTATAAGACGGGTGGCGTCGGACTCACCTTCACTGAAGCGACCTATATGCTCTGCCTCGATGAAGAATGGAACCCGGCTAAGAACTCTCAGGCTTGGGCGCGTATTCATCGTATCGGGCAAACAGAGGAAACTACCGTAGATATTCTGCGCGTTGAGAAGTCCATTGATATGTGGATGAAAACTCTCAACGAAAAGAAGTTGGCTATCGTCAATGGATTCGAGTCAGAGATTGATATGGTCGCTGATTTGAAGTCCTACTTCGCACAGCCAGCTATAGAAGCTGATAGTCCTAAAGCTATCACTTCTACCGAAATAGACGAGGACTTCCTCGCTCTACTGGATGAAATGGAATAAAACTATGGGGAAAACCAAGAAGGAACTCATGCTCGAAGCTATCAAGGAATGGGGGGATAAGGAGAATGATTCCGTTCTCGAACTATTCGCTCAGGATTTGCTGGACTTCATCGTTGAGTACCTTACCGCTAGGGGTTCACGCCTCTAATGGACTGGTTGACCTTTATGTGGCTGGGGATAATGGCCATTCCAGTAATCGGTATAGTCGCGCTTTGTCTGCTCTCCAAATGGATAGAGCGCGACTATACTTCCGAACCGTTAACTAACGTACCCACATTGGCTGAGATACACGCTGAACAGCACCGTCTGTGGGACGAAGAGTTCGAGGCACTATTACCTATATCCGAGCGTAAACCTCGCAATGAATATGAAGAACTAGAACGACAGCTGGATACACCGTTAAGAGCTATAAATTTCAACCTGTATCGGGACATGTTGGAATACCAAGCGCTAGGTAATTATGAAATGGCCGCTTATTGTCACCGTAAATTACTGGCACGAGCGGCGGTCTTAAAAAAGAATAAAAGTTTCGGGGGAAACAAACATGAACTGTAACCATCCAAACGGCTATTACCAAGATGATGCCGATGAAGTATTCCGATGTGTGGACTGTACTAAGATCATTAGCCCTGAAGAATGGGAATGGGCACGCAGTCATAGTATCTGTGATCTTGCGTGGTCAACAGACTATGTTGATGGAGAATATCAACATGAATGTGATCTGGATAAAGGCCATGAAGGGGCACATAAATGTCACTGCGGAGAGGAAGGCTAATGGGGATTAGGAGAAGCAGTCATCGCAACCTACGCCCTATTAAGTATATCCCGTTGCGTATTGACCTAGTACGGAAAGATATGGGGCTTGACCCACATGGAATACCTGTGGTACAGTTAGATCACAGGGAGGTATGCAATGACAACGAGAGTACGGAGATACGAACTAGCCAGTCGATTAGCGATAGCACCGACGACAGTTAGCACATGGAAAACGAGATATCCCGATTTCCCACAGCCGGTAGGCAGATTCTATGACTTGGAAGCGGTAACCAAATGGAAGGCTCAACATGACGATAAAGAACCCAACACTCGAAAAGGTATTCATCGCCCTACGCACTAACTTCTTCGAGAACTATCCCAAAGAACATATCACGCTGAAGTATTTCAACTCAGTAAAATGGGACAAGCTTCTGGAGGTCTGCGGTCAACTGGAACAACAACTGCCTGCTACTATTCGTCCGCTTCACTACAGCACATGGAAATCCTTCTTACCGGAGGGTAGATATCACAACGGACTACTGGTGGACTGCCAAGATTCTACAGTTCTGGACAGGCTAGGTATGCCGCATATAACTCTTCCAAAAGAGTACCTACAGACCGGCCCTATGCCGGGGGATATGGAACCACAGATTGTGGATACCCTGTGGATCGGTAAAAGCATCAACGGCCTCTATATCTGGACCAAACACAATTCAAAGCAACTAGGAGAACCTTATGGAATCGTACCCGAAACCCTCAAACTCGCTTCTGACTTGCGAGGAAAAGCGCTTTCTTGACCATGTGCCTGACGAGGGCGCTATTGCAGTACTGGCCGAATCTGATGCCCATAGAGTCAAGCTCACCCATCTTCCCAACAATGGAAGCGGCGTCTACTGCTACGTCTTTGAAGGCGAGCGCGCTCAGGCAGTAAGGGATTACTTCAGGATGCAGATTGAATTCGGTCTACGGGATATCTAGTGATATCTGAGATACTAAAAGCGATCCTGTTCTACTTCTTCGTAATAGCTTTAATTAGCTTGGTCGTCATAGCGCTCGGCGCTTTAATCGTAGGAGTTATCAATGTCCCTTTCTAGAGTAGCAATAATCCCCGCCGACGATAGTATACCGGTAACCTTCAAGGAACTGGAACTCACCCTGAAGGAATACCAAAAGATCGTCGGCGGGTATATCGAAGCAGTACGCCTAAGAGACCGGCCCGGTCTTTCCGTTCAAATGGATTACTACATCAATGAGGACGGACTCGGTATGCAACTTCCGTTCAATCCGAGAGCAACCCTGCTGTATGAACTCAGCTTCAAGGCCAGAGGTTTTATTGTCGGAGACGCCGTATGTATTGGCGGTGTTGATGCAGAGGGTAATGACGTAGGGTTGAACGAAAAGCAGGAAGCTCATTTGAGGATGCTATTTGATGCAGAGTGAACCTACGGTATGTGTGTTGTGCGTAGCTCAGTTTCCCCATGACGAAACTGAGTTATGCACAGCCGCTCCCACAGAAATAGAAGCCGCAATCAAGGAAGCCGTTATTGGACGCCCTCCTAAAGAGGGTAATGAAATGGCTGACCCTGAATCCACTGGCCGTAAAAGAGCGGCGGCGGCTCTGCCCACAGAGATACTGGAAACCATGCTCTGTGAATGGGCACTACTAAAGGAGGCGGGCGGTGGCGTCTATCCTATCAAGGGCTGTCACGGTAACAAGGCGACCGATAGACACCACGGACCTGATAAGAACACTCTCAATAACCAGAGGCATTCTAACCTGCACGGTATCTGCGCCTTTTGTCATAACGAATGGCACGCGAAGAACGATACCACTTATGTCGGTGAACGACCCGCAGACGAAACACCTTGGCTCCCTGTGGGCGAATACAAGGAACATAACCCCAACGATAAAATGACTATCGAAGAAGCCATTGCTGAGGAACTAAAGCGTGGTAGATATGCCAGAAAATAGCAGGGGTTGACAGTATTGAGTCACCTGTGGTACAGTAATAACAGGAGGTCAGGGATGATCTGACCCCCAGCAGACTCCCTGACCTCCCTCACAAAACTCACAAGGACTCACATGACGCGCAGACTAATCTCCTACTCCGAAGCTGACTCATTCAATCAATGCGAGAAGAAACACGAATACGCTCACGAAGATAAACTCACAGCTATTACCCACTCTGACGGACTCACACTAGGAACTACCGGTCACCTGTTCTTTGAAGTATTCTTCAAGGCCATACTAAACGGAGCTTCAGACTTCGAGGCCAAAGAGGAAGCGACTCATGCTATTGCCGGTGAAGCGTTGGGGGCCAAGGCTCTTAATCTACTTCTACCTTGGGTTGACGGTATCTGGCCGACACTCGGATGGAAAATCGTTGCCGTAGAGCAGGAATACCGCGTAACTATCTCAGACACTCTCGTATATCCAATGAAAATGGATTTGCTCGTGCAACTGAACGGCGAGCTTGTCCTAGTAGATCACAAATTTCTCTATGACCCATACTCACGCGAAGTAATCGACATTCTCCCACAGATGCCTCTCTATATCGGCGCTCTCAGATCACATGGTATCAATGTCAAATATGGACTCTACAATATAATCCGCACCCGCAATACTAAAATCGACCTCTACACTACTGAAGTCCTGAAGCCCACAGCTACTCGTGTGAAGCAGGCAATGGCTGAACAAATTGAAACCATGAAACGTATCGAGCAGGGTGTCTCATTTCGTGTCCGCACAGCGAATAAGATGAACTGCGGTAACTGCCAATTTAATTCCCTGTGTGCGACGGAATTGCGTGGCGAGGATACGACACTACTCCGTACTCACTATTTCAAACCTAACACCTACGGCTATGAGGATATCTAATGGAACCTGAACTCTCTGAAGTAATTAAATTAGATCTACACAACACCGCCAGTTTGGAACCCGGCGTAGAATACAGACAACTCGACGACGGAACTCTCGTAGTTATATACGGCGGAACGGCACGAGTTGTTAACGTATCCATCGGGCGCGAGCTAGACCGTAGTGAATGGGACGTGAAGCTCTAATGGATATGGAACCCGAAGAGACACTATATCAAAATCCCCACATGATACTTGATCGAATCTATGACATTGATCAAAACATCGGCAAGCTCATGGCCGAGAAGAACGCACTACTGGAGGCGTACAGAAACCTAATGGAGCAGTACGCTATGCACTATGAAAAGGTAATGAGCCGACCCATTCCTGACGAACCAAGTGAAGCTGAATACGCTCTCAAAAAAGCCACAGGTAAGGGTTGGTAATGGCCGCTGACCAGAACGGTATGGAATTACCGGACGCGCCGTTACCTACGGTTCCGCCAAAGGCAATCAAGGCTATTCTGGATTCCATGATCGACCTTGACAAGAAGCACGTACCAATGCTTTTCTCAGTGTTCGGGGAGCAGGGTACAGGCAAGACCAAGGCAGGTATGGAAATCCTGCAAAGGGTTACCGATCCAGACAAGAAGATTGTTTATGTCGATACCGCCATGAACTTCGCTACTCTCAATAACCACCCTGACCTGAGAAGGCGGGTAAAGGTTATGGAGTACGAAAACATTGAACAGCTTCTTATTCTGGCTCAGGCTATTCGTACCCAGCCTGCACTTCGTAACATGATCGGCGCTGTGATTATTGACGAGTACTCCAGCGCGGTAAAGGCTGACCGCAAATGGATTGTCAGGTCGCGCTCCGAGCAGGCTAAGCCGAAGTACAAAGACCCGCACCATCCTTCTCAGGCTGACTACCTAAGCTCTCAGATTCGCTCTGAGGAAGTTATTCAGGCTTTCCTCGCTTCAGGTATTCACGCCTGCTTTATCTCCCATGAGAAGGTTGACGAGAAGGTAGTAACCCGTCCTGACTTTGCACCGGGCGCGGCAAATGATTTCCAACGGTTGATCCACGGTGTATATCGTGCGACAACTAAGGTAGAGAACGGTCACCTGCAATGGCAGTTACAGTTACAGCCCACAGGACGTATCTCTGTAAAGAATAGGATTGGAGGTCTTGGTGTATTTGCAACAGCTGAGCAAGTTGCCGAGGCTTACCATAGGTGGGGTATTGAAAACGATACTCCTACCGAAACAGCAGTAACCCCGGCTGAGGCCGAGACTATCGCTAAAGAAGATAACGCACTACTCGAACTACTAAAGGACTAAAAATGGGATTCTTTGAGGACTACGAAACCCCGGTTGAGGATATCCAGACTGGCTTTGGACTTCCTGTGGGAACCTACCCGGTTGTACTTTCCGATATCAAGAACTTCACCAAGAAGGACGGCGGTGAAGCCACGGTCATTACCTTTACCGTGGATACCATGAACGACCCTGAAGGCCGTTCCGGTAAGGAAGATATCTGGCTGAACAAGCCGGTCAAGGGTGACAAGAATGCGGACGTGAACGCCCGTATCGGTAAGGCAACCCTGTTGGAAATCGGTGTTCCCGAATCCGAATTGGCGAACTTTGACGCCGACCGGGACAAGGATAAGGTAATCAGTACTACCGGCGTCCTGAACATTGCACCGGGTAAGAACGGCTACACGAACAAGAAGTTTGTCCGCACTGCGGAAGCTTCCGGTGTAGCCGAGAACGTCACCGTACCGGAAACGAAGGCCGAAGCACCGCTCGACCTTTCCAACTGGTGATTAATTGTGGTGGTACGTTTCGGACACGAGTAAATGGGATCAGGGAAGCTAAATCAGGCCGTAAACCAAGCCCCCCAGCCACCACTTAAGTTTGTAATAAGGTCGTCGTGCAGGTAAGAGTTACGAGGGTTGTATGTGCCCCATTGACGCCGATACAGCGTAACCACCTATTACTCAATCGTGGTGGGGTTTAGTTCACGAGGATACTAAACTTAAACGAGCGCCCTAAAAGACGCCCGCCACTTAAAAGAGTACCCCCGCCTAGGAAAGCCTTCAAGAGCGCTACCTAGCCGGGGGTACTCCTAATAGAGAGGCATTGCAATGGGTTATATATTTCCATGTAAGACAAACGGTAGATGCCGACGGATCATGATGGAAGAAATGGGGATTAAGTGGGAAACATTTCCGTGGGACTACGGAACCAAATACATATATGACGAAACCGATACCTCAAAGTTCAGGCCACCAATAGCAGAGTACAAATGCTGTACTAAATGCCATTTGCCTTTCGATCAGGCCGAAGCTACCAGAATCAACAAGCTTCTCGGGAATGAACTTAAAAATGAACCTATCGACGAGGATTTCTTGGAGATATTGAATGACTTCTAGGGAACTGCTGGGGGACTTCCTAGATGATGTATGGGGAACCGGTGACGCTCCCCGTAAGGTCTATCTGGCGTATAAGCCACAGCCTACTCATTTCGATATACCTCCCGGTCAGTTATGGCCTGCCAAGAAGAATGCCGTACTGGAGTTCATTCTCGGAACAGTAGCCAAGGGCCAGAATATCTATTTCTCCCCAGCACTGTATAGCGCTGATTCCAATGACAAGAAAAAGGAATCAGTCAGGGCATCCCGCGTCCTGTGGTGCGACTTCGACGGCAACGCCAAGGATGCTCTCGTCCGTCTGAAGGCCACTCCCGACCTACCACAGCCCTCGTGGCGCATCAGTTCGGGCCTGCCGGGACACGAACACTGGTACTGGATTCTAGACCGTCCTGAAGGCGTACAGCGCTTCGAGGAAGCCAACCGCAAGCTGGCCTATTACCTTGAAGGCGATAAAGGTTGCTGGAATGCAGATAGGGTTATGCGCCCTCCGTATACCACTAACTTTATGGATGCCAAGAAGTACCAAGGCAAGAACTATAAGCCTCAGCCTGTGGACTTTATCGAAAAGAACGACACCCGGTATTCCATATCCCAGTTCGACTGTCTCCCTCCTGTGAATACTTCTCTGCGCGAGGAACTGGGAGAGCTTAGTAATATTCCTGCTATGGCTGATGTATTTGCCAAGTACAAGTGGGATGATCTTCACCTTAACCTTTTCAAGAACCCTGAGAAATTTGTAGACCCACAAAAGGGCGGTCGATCAAACATAATTGTTCGGCTTGCGTACTTTGGTGCTGAAGTCGGTATGCCTGATGAAGCTATCTACGCGGTTATTAGTGATGTAGATTCCCGTCTCGGCAAGTTTATCGGACGCGCTGACAGAGAGCGCCGACTGGCGGAAATCATAGCCAAGGCCCGCGTCAAGCATCCGTACAGCAATGACTTCGAGATAAACCAGACCAAAGAGAATATTCAGCTGATCTATACAGCTAATGCTCTCATGCACTCTGAATTCAAACTGGATTGGTTGGTGGATAAATTGATTCCCAAAAAAGGTCTGTGTCTTATCACGGCAGAACCCGGTATTGGTAAGAGTAGACTCTCTATGCAATTGGCCTATAGCCTAGCGACCGGCACGAAGTTCCTGAAGTATCCTGTGGAACGTCCTATGTCCGTGGTGTATCTGTCCTTGGAAATGCCGGGGGATATGCTGAAGCACTTCCTGAGCAACCAGCTAAACGGTAAAGACCTGCCAGCGGATCACTCGGATAACTACAAGCTGATACCGTTAGGCCGTCCGCTGAACCTGCTTAGTGAGGAAGGGTTTACCTTCATCGAGACTATTATCAGTGACCACCGGCCAGAGGTTATGTTTATTGACGCGCTCGGTTCACTGACCTTTGAGGAACTGGGAGAAGTACAGTCCAAGGATATTACCAACCGACTTACGGAGTTGACCAGTAAATATGGAACCACGTTTTTCGTTATCCATCACAATAGAAAACCTGACCTTAGCGGAAAAAAACGCCCTAATCTCGGAGATGTGTACGGCTCGCAATACATTGCCGCACATTCGGATTTGGTACTATCTCTATTCATGCCCGAAAATCAAGCACATGTTGAACTTATCACCCTCAAAAGCAGGGCGGTCGCGGCGGGAGACTACATGACCCTAAACGGAAAGAAGGGTTTCCACTTCATAGAAAGGAAAGATAGTGACAGCGACAGCCACGACAACTCTGCACCAGACTTCTCGCTATAACTGGGAGAATATTCTAGAGGTCGTCGATACTGTCTCCTTCGACACCGAGAATAACGGACACCTGAATCTGTTTGATGATGGTGTAATCATTACCGGGTTCTCTTTAGCCACCAAGGTTAAGGGAGCACTGATTAGTGAATACTTCCCGGTAGCTCACGGCAGGGGAGTCAATTACGACCGGCATGTGTGGGAGCCGGTACTTAGGAAGCTGATAACCAAAAAGGTTATCATGCACAATGCCAAGCTGGATATGCGGTCAGCCGCTATGTTGCTGGACGAGCCGGATATTGCGCCCTTTAAGGAGTTCTTCGATACCACCCGTATGTGCCATATGGTGAACGAGAACTTCCCACAGCAATACAGCTTGGAGAACTGCTGTAAGCATTACCTCGGCTATCCCGGTAAGGTGAAGAGCTTCGAGTTCGAGGCCCTGATGAAAGCCTATGGCTGGGCAAGGATCGCGCCCACAGAGATACGGGAATACGCGGAGGCGGACGCGGAAGCTACCTACCTTCTGTGGGAAGTTGTCGCCGCTAAGTTGGCCGCTGAAACCGGGGCCGAGAACATCAAGTACTGGAAAACCCTTGAAATGCCCAACTTCAAAGTCCTGTATAGGATGCAGGATTTGGGTGTGGCTGTGGACTTGGACTTCTGCAAGGAATGGGAAGAACGCAGTGAGAGGGAGTTATATAAGCTAAGGCAGGAACTAGGATTCGATCCGGCTAAGCCAACCCAGCTAAAGCCCGTCATTTATGATGAACTGAAACTGCCGGTTATTCTCGGTAAACCTGACAGACTAGGGGTTCGTAAACCAACGCTCGATAAGACCGCAATGGAACAGTACGACCGTATGATGGAGGCGAGCGGTAATCCGCTTGCTAAGAAGATCATTGAATACCGGGGCTGGACTAAGGCCCTTACGTCGTACTATCGTCCGTATCAAGAGAAGGTTGATCCAGATGGGCGCATACGTCCCGATTATGCTAGCCACGGTACTGTTACTGGGCGGTTTGCTTGCAGTAATCCTAACCTACAGCAGATACCGAAAGAGACTGAAAACAAACCGTGGTCGGCGCAGGTTAAATCGTGTTTCATTCCTATCGTTGGCCATGAACTTTGGGAATTCGACTATTCACAGCTTGAACTCAGACTAGGAGCGGCGTTCGGTAATGACCAGAAGCTCTTGGAAATCTTCAATGATCCGAACGAACGCGATATCTTCTCCGAAATGGCAGAAGAAATGGGCTGGCCGCGTCAACAGTGCAAGACGTTCGTATACTCAGTTGATTATGGAGCAGGCAAAGGAAGAGTATCAGATGTATTTGGAGTTTCCAGAGACAAGGCCCAGCAACTTATTGATGAGTTCTATGAAACGTATTCAGGACTCGGGCGTATTAACGGTAAATCCAAGGCGGAAGCGGAATCGACTGGAAGATTGCGCCTATGGTCGGGTCGCTACCGTCATTTCAGTTCGAGGGAGGAAGGCTACAAAGCTTTCAACTCACTTATTCAAGGCGGCTCAGCGGATTTGGTAAAAAAGGTCATGAATACCATCCACAGGGAACTGCCCGAAGTAAGAATGCTATTGCAGGTACACGACTCCCTGTGGTTCGAGCTACCTCACGAGAATACTCAGATCAGAAGGGATATTGTACGTATCATGGAGAACCCGTTTGAAAACAATGACCGCGTAAAGTTCAAGGTAGACGGCCACCGCGTAGGAGGTAACAAGTATGCTATGTGCTAAATGCGGCGCTGATATTCACCCACAGGGGCGGGAACTACATAATACCTTCCACGTCGAAATGTTCGAGCTAGTAGACTGGGCCAAGTCCGTATCCAAGCTGTTTGAGAAGGCAGGCGACAGTGAGTGAGCATTTGGTATTGAGCTTCGATCCCGGCGAGACAACGGGATGGGCCTATCAAGACGAACGAGACGACTATCCCGGTGGGCTGTTGGATATAGGCCAGATAAGCGGCCTCGAACCGCTGGTTCAATTCCTAGAGAAGTGGGATAAGCCGGTGACTCAGGTGGTTATTGAGGATTACACAGTATGGCGCGGTAATAGGGGCGCGAAAGCTAACGTAGGCTCCAAGCTACCTACTGTCCGCGCTATTGGAATCATCGAATCATGGTGTTTCCGTAAGAAGATACCGTTCCACAAATACGGGTCTGATTTGACCGGTCTACAGGCTATGCAGTGTGGACTAGATACCAGCAAAGGACAGCACAAGAATACCCACTGGGCCTATGCCGCCAATCATGGCAGGTATTGGCTTCAACAAAAGGGTTACGCCAAGAACGCACTGGAAAGGAGTATTGATGCCAATACAGGTACTAATTGACCTTGTACAGTCGCTAGCTATTATGGCCTTATCTGTAACACTGTTCATTATAGCGCGTCGATAAGTTCCAAGAACTCGGGATCAATTACATAATCCAAGGCAGGATTTCTAACAGGCTTGGGGGTCGGGGAGGCGTTACCGCGCTTTACCCGACCCTCTACCTTTAGGTAATGATCCCGAAACTCTAAAGGGACGCGGCTCACGTCCACACTTTTCTTGAATCTTGTCCTCTCTGCTGGGGTCATACCGCCCCATACGAAATACTTCTCGTCGTTCGCTATTGCGTACTTCAAGCAGAGGTCTATTACCGGACAGTGCGAGCATACTTCCTTGCAGGCGTCAAAGTTCTCTTTCTCTTCCATGAAGGGCGCTGTCTCTACTGAGCAGGCTCCCCGAGTGATCCATTCCGACCGTGGCGGCAGATTCACGCCAGCGTATTGTTTTTGGTTCCCAGCCATGCTTTAATTGTAAATGTAAAGGCCACCCAGTCTTAGGAACTAGGTGGCCTTTCAGGTGTCGGGCGTGTCGCGTCAGGTTCGCCTTGCCCTTCTCCCTGCTTAGTCAGGGCTTGACAGACACCGGACTAAGTTTCTCGGCATCTCCCAGTGAAGGGGAGCCGTTGGTTGAGAGGCCAACGCCGATGTTCAGCAGGACGGCAATCAGAGTAGCCATTCCAGCGATGGACAGGGAGCCAATCCAGTCTGCGTCAATCAGACCTCCAGCGTCCGCGACCAGAGCCGCCGCCCATGCTTCCACGAATGTCTTTAGACCGCGTTCGGCAATTGCTTTCCAGAAAATAAGAGTAAACACCTAAGCTCCCAGCTTATTAGGTCGCAGGTATCCCATCAGGGAAGCCTTTGATATATTGGATATGATGGTATTGCCCCGGTGACCGGCTGGGGTCGCATTAGCGTGAAGTACCCTGAGTGTGCCGTTACCGTTATCTCCAACGACAATGGCGACGTGCCCCACAGGAGTACCGCCACCCGGCCTGAATACCGCCACGTCTCCCATACGCCCCGGTATATTACCGCCATACCGGGTATAAGCAGACCTGTCATATGCGTTGAAGATTTCCGGCGCATACCCGACCATAATGTTCTTACCGCCCACGAAGCCAGCGGTATAGTAGTTATATAGGTCTACGCATTGAGCGCCGAAAGCTCCGTCATAATCGACGTATTTGTTGTTATAGGCTTGAATCCAGCCACTAGCGCTATTTGACCCGCCCACAGAAGCCGCGCCGGGATTGTATATGGCATTAAAGGCGCGTTGGGCCAGAGCGTATTGCTTCTGGTAATTACTCCCTGTGGGGTCAAACGAACGCTGGACATTCTGCGCGGCCATCCACGGAGTCGTGCCCTGCCAGTTGGTCTTAGCCAGCGAGTCGTAGAACTTGGCCGCTGAATACTCACGGTTGCTGACCTGTTCCCGGCTACCCCAGCCCTGAGAAGGCCGCTGTTGAAACAAACCCAGTGAATCCCTGTCACCGTAGTTGAGGTTACGCAGACCGGATTCCGTGAGTGCCGTCATGAGGGCGATCTGGATACCCTGATCCGACATACCCCGCTGTTTACCTATATTGGCAATAGCGCGGGCATTATCCAGTTGCTCGGCATCGAGTCCAGAATCACCAGTACCGGAGAAGTCACCGTCTATCTGTTGTGCTTGGCTGGCTAGTTTGTTATTGAAGGCATTGATACGGCGGTTCTGGATATCAACCTTGGTACGGGTTTCCTCGTCACGTACATTGGTCGTTTCGTTAATAGCATTCAGACGCCCGTATATGCTGTCATTTTTCTGGCCCAGCCCACCAGAATAGAGCGGTTGATATACGGGCGACTGAATGTTGTTCACAAAGCCGGAAGCTACGGGCGCGGTGGAACCGCCCAATGCCGTCTTTGTAGGCTGTTGAGGTTGAGCAGTAGCGGAACCAGCAACATCGGGAGCTTTTACAGTAGGGTCTGGTGAAAGAACCTTCTGGATATAAGTATTCGGCTTTTTGTTATATGCCGCTACGGATACTCCGAATGTCATTGAAACCTCTCAGCCTCCTTCTTTGCCTTAACGAGCTTGTCTTTTTCTTGGAACTCTGCGGACTTCTGAGCCGAATCACTGGTGTAGTTGGTAAAGCCCAAACCGGTAAGGTAGTTCAGGATTTCTGGCAGGGCGTTCTTCGTGGTTTCGTCAGGCGTCATGCCTTCACGGTATTTGGATTCCGTCCTGTTGGCCTGAGCTATACCTTCCGGCCCAATAGACGGGTACATTTCCTTACCGACCATACGGGACGCAAACCGAACCGGCCCGATATAATCTTGCAGGTATTGTGCCCTGTCGTCAATCGGAGCGCCGGTTTCGAGCGTCCTTCCTGTGGTGAATTCGATAGGTGCCTTGATAAACGGGGTACTCATATTCCACACCGTACCGGCAGTTTTCATGAAGGCTTCCCCGGTCATGAAATCCTTGGGTTTGATGTTCGAGCCTACGGTATTGAGGATATCCCCCAGCGGCCCGGTAGGGTTACCGCCCCACAGATCGTTTCCGACCTTGTACTGTGGGCCGATAACACGCTCTGTATACCAGCTTGGAAACAGCGTGCCCTCGGGGAACGGGTCACCAATGCTATTGGGGTCAATACCGTTGGCAATGGCAAGGTTATACATGGCCTTGTTCGGAATAGAGGCAATACCGGGACGCATGAGGGTGGACTCAATAATCCTCGGAACCATGCCGCGAATCCATGTGTAGTAGAAGATACCACGACGCAGATACTTGGCTTCAGCCGCGCCAAGGTCTACGGCTGTGGGTGCCCATTTCCGAACGAATTCAGCGGAATACTTGACGGCTTCCTCTACAGACGAGAAGTTACGGGAACGCATGGCACCAAGGAACAGAGCGCCACGAGTCCACGTATCGCGGTTGGCGGTGAACTTGTTCAGGCTGTAGGGGTTCTTCATCCCGAACTTGGGCTTAATGGGGTTAGCCAGCCGGTCAAGTCCGGTGGTTACCTTAGCAACGCCTTCAGCTATCTTATTGGTTGACTTCTCGCCCAAAGACATAGTATCGAAGTTGGCCGCGAAGTCCTCAGCCATACCGCCAAGGTGGGCAGGAAGAGCTACACCGTTGGCCTGCATAATGGAATACAGGTCTTTACGGCTGATGTTACCGCCACCCTTGATATTGCCGAAGTATTCAGCCCCTGTATCCGTCCCCTTGAACTTGCCTGTTACCTTAGTGCGGCTTTCCTTTGCGAGTACGAGGTCGTTGGTAATGCTCTGAGCGCGCTGGAACTTTTGAAAAGCAGACAGTTCCTCTATATCACCTACAGCGGCCCACAGAATGCGGGCAGACTCGAAATACAGCTGAGTCTGCTTGGCAGGGTTGAATACCCCGATGGTGGTTAGTGCGAGGTTATTCCGCCACGTATCCCCGATAATGGACATAACGTGGTGACCCGGCTTCATCGTCGTCTGAGTCATTTTCAGGTTAGAGATAGTCGGGTCCATGATCTTCGTAACGAAGGTATAGAGCTTGCTCTTAGGCGTAAAAGAGCGCGACTCAGTAAGAAGTCGGCCAATGTGAACCATTTCATTAGCGACTTCTTCAGGGTAATACAGGTCTTTATTAATAAGATCGAAGAACGGGTTCCTGTCCTTTACCTTCTTGGTGGTATCTGTCAGCTTAACGTATCCCGGCTTGGCGACTTCCGAACCGAAGTGCTTGGTAAAGGACGCGCCCATTGATACGTCCTCGGATACCTTGACCATCGTACCCATCATCTTCGAGAAGAAGTCTTTAACGTCGGTAACGTCCCACGTTTTCCATATGTTCATCATCTCGTAGGGAGTAGCGTTCTCTGGAATACGGAACTTGTCCATATCGAAGCCCACAGATTCCATAACTTCATTAAGGTGCTGTGGGCCAACAGAGTTACGGCTCAGGAAGTTGGTTTTGCTGGTATCGAACATCGTGCTCAGAACACCGTTCAATTCAGCCGCGATCTGATCGGCGGGAGGGCCTTCTTTCAGGGAATTGAAGGCGACCCTCAACTGTTCGTTGCTGTATCCCTTCCGAACCAGATCACGAAGAATTTCATGGTAGGTGGTCATAAGCAAAGCACTGGCATGAGTAGACCCGGCCAGTACGTCGAACGAAATAGGCATACCAGTACGTTTGTTGAAGAATCGCGAGGTTCCATACAGGCGGTACAGCATATCCTTGTTGCGTTCACGAATAGCCAGATCGAATACCTTATCGGTATTGATTTCGTCAGCGGGCTTAGCCATTTCGTCTACAAGCTGGGTATCCTTCTGGTAAGCCTCGGCATTTACCTTCGGGCCGTTTTCCGCTCCTTCAACGTTCTTGTTAGACGCCTGTGCGTGACGGACTTCTTCCGCCGTCGCCGCACTATTTTGTATAAGCGTTCGGTTTTCGTCGATAACCGCTTTAACAGCTTTATCAGTAGTGGGAAAAGGCGGTCGAGATACAAGAGCAGAAAGATGGTCGCCAAGAGTCCCATTATCAAGTGTCTCCAATACCTTCGCAGAGTATTCAGCAAGAGCCTCACCCACAGGACGTGCGACATTACCACCTGCAAGTGAGGCGTTACGCATGTTCGTATTAATCAACTGGGTAATGGGAGATACGCCCTGAGCCGATTCTTTGGTAAACCGATCAACAAGTTCCTGAGTAATCTGATCAAGGCGCTTGCTGGAAATCTCGGCAAACTTATCACCATGCAGGGCAATCATGCTGTCCATAATTGCCTTCTGCTTAGCAGGCTTATTGTCCTTTACAGCTGCGTCATACTGCTTAAAGGCATCTTCATCCAGTTGTTTGAGGATTTCCTTCTCGTTCTTAATCCTGATGTTGTTATCAAGATTACTAATGATTACGCGCTTACCCTTGGCGACCTCGGAGTACCGCCCCTGAAGCGTCAGCAGGGCGTTGTTCTTAAGTGCCGCTATATCCACTTCACCTGATTTGGTCAGCTTTGTAGCCGAACGAACCAATACTTCAGCGAGGTCAAGAATAGTAGTGGGCAGGAATTCGTTGAGTTCCGATGCGGGGTCTTTGCTGTAAATCTTGTTGCCCCATATGTACTTAATACGGTCAGCCTGTGTCATGGCATTAAGCACGTCAGAGGGAGCAAGCCTAACGATAAGCTTGTCCCCTACTACCTGCATATTCGACAAGTGCTGATCGAATCCGGCAAGCCTAAGACGAGCATCTACATCATCCAGCAGGGTCATAATAACCCTGTCCATCTGACTACGGCCCTTAATAACACCGTCACGCTCCATCTGGCGGGCGTGCTTAATAGCGGCCTCCATGCGCCAAATAGTCGAATGGGTATTGTATTGAGTCTCGTATTTCGCGCCCTGCTTGGGTGCTTCCTTGGCGGTAACCGAAGCTCCGCCCTTGGCCCTGCGAGGCCCAGCCGGTCGGCGCTGGGTATCAATAGTGCCTTCAAACAGCCAGTCAGCCGCTTCCCGTAATTCGACACCAAGGCTCTTACCGCCGATAACCAGACCGGCCAGATTAGTAGCCTTTTCGGTGTAGTCAGCTTCGAGGAATGCCTTGGCCTGTTCTGGAGTGGCAGGGGTCTTGGAAGCGTCGATATCCGGCTTGGTAAAGTTCTTGTTAGGCAGGGCGAATTTACCGTGTCCAGACACGCCCATAGTCGGAGCCGGGGTTTCCCCAGTCCGTACCGAGCCGTATTTCTTTAGTTCTTTATCTACTGCCTTGAAGTCCTCGCTGTCGGTAATAGCCTTCAGTACATCGGCTACTTCGTTACGGTCAGTCTTTCCAGTGACCTCGTAGAACTGCTTAACAACACTATCGGGAATAGTCTTGTTCTTGATGTTCTTTAGAATAGTGGCTATATCGCCCACAGAGGTATCGTCGGTAAGATCAGAAAGCTTAGTACCGCTACGGACGCTTTCGATATGTTCCGGCCTAATACCGAGTTGGACAAGCTCGTCGTCAGTAAGAGCCTTGGGGTTCTTGGTTACCTTCTTTACGGGCGGGCCAGCTTCGGGAGCTTTATATACCTGAGTAGCGGGATCAAGAGCGTCCCAGTATTTCTGAAATTCAGCATCTTTAGGCCCGAACTTCAGGGCACTAATCATTTCCTTTGCATCAGCATACCTATTACCTACTCTAAACTTGGCTCCACCGGGGTTCTTAGGTGAAGTCATAGCCTTATCGTAGGCTTTAACACGCGCAATAGTAGTGTTGACGTCTACTACCTGATTCTCAGGCGTCATTTCCGGCCTAGTAGCCGCAACCCATTCTTCGATAGTATCGGGGCGTGCGGCCCGCTGAGTCTCAACGTTCTTAATAACGTCTTTACCATATACAGCCGTCTTTTTAGGCGTCGTAAGCTTGGACAGCTTATGCCAGATTTCCTCGGCTACTGTGGGAGGTTTGAATTGGGACAATCCAATCTTGGAAGCCTTGGCGGCTTCTTCAACTAGTTCCTCTGCTTCAGCCTTAGCTACGGTTTCGGCGGCTTCGTCCACAGGCGAAGTATTGATCTTGACATTAATAGCTTCAAGAGTTTCGGGCGCGAGCGTACCTTCAGCGTTTTTCGCTTCCAGCCCTTCTTTGACCTTCTTATTCTGAACAAGTGCTTTTGCCACAGCCGAATCAAGGGCAGTAAGGTTTTCGATAAGGTATGCCGCTGATTGGCGGGCGTCCTTACCGCGAAGATTCTTTTTTGCTTCCTTGGTCAGTCTATGGGTTTCTTCAAACTTCTTGTATTTCTCGGCCTCAATATTGGCCTGTTTCTTGGCATTCGCCCAGCGGGTATTCTCAACACCAGCGGCTATTTCCTGACCCTCTTTAGCGGCCATTCGAGCTTCCGGCTTATACTGGATAGCACCGCGAGTTGCACCCTTGACCTTGGCAATAGTCGCACCACCGCCAGTAAGGTACGTCAGCGGATCAGTAGCAACGTCAGCCGCGAAACCGCCAAGACCGGCTACCCACTTGGATTCGGAACTGTTCGGGTCAATCCCGTTCATTTCCTGAACCTTGCGTATAGCTTCGCCTTGGGTTTTCTTATATTCGTTATTAGCGAGGAAAGACGCCTGTAGACCTTTACCGAAACCTTCAATAGAGGCGGCTTGTGGGACAACTTCTTTAAGTATGTCTCCGAAATCAGCCTTGCCTTCTTGCATACGCTTCTTGCGTTCAATAGCTTCATCGGAAACGTTACCGGCAGAATAGGTGCCCACAGAGATAGCGTCGATAATCTGCTTGATTACCGGAACTTCGAGGGCTTTACCGACATTCTCAGTGGTCTGTTCCCACCAGTCTTTAGGCTTTTCTGGAGCCGGTTCTGCTTTAGGTTTGGGCGCGACAGAACGGGCACCTGCCAGAATAGCAGAAGCGTTTGATTGCTTCTTACCCCTGACAGGTGCCTTTGCGTTCCTGCTGGCTTGATAAGCTTTGCTTAGCTCGTCATTAGCCACTTATACCCCTTTTTATCGTCGTGAAACACCGTATAGCATAGCCACTTGGCTAGCTGTCATTGGGTCAAGTCCTTCGTTCTGAAGTTTCTGAGCCAATACTGCGGTAGTATCATAAGGCTGTTCATTTCCTTCTGAATCCCTATTGGCATTATGGAGGAAATTACCGCCGCCAAGAACCCTACCGAGGATGCCCACAGCATTAGAAGCTTCCGAAGGATCAATACCGCTCATAGCCAATTGCTCTGCAATAGAGTTCATTCCCTGTGGGCGAGAGCCTTCCCCACCCATACCAGCAATTCGTTCGCGGGATTCAATACCGGCCAAGGTATCAAACAAATCCTGAGTACGGTTCTGACGGTCATTCCAACGCTTGTAGGCGTAATCGCTTTGAGTACCTATAGACCGCTGACGCTCCACTTCATTCTGAGCCTTGGCTTCAGCTTCCGCCATAGCCACTTTACCGAGAAGTCCCTGAAGCTGATTCTGGAGAGCCGCCCTACGCTGAACCCCGGCCTGCCCAATAGACTGAGCCACAGTGTTGTTATAGCTCAGGTTAGTGGCACGCTGTTGATCCGCAAGGTTCTGGTTGATGTTGTTACGGGAAGTCATGGTATTAATGCCCTGATTTAGAGCCTCAGCACCGGGATCAGGAGCCGCACCAGCCGCTTGAATACCGAGATTCTGGAGCATTGCCTGACGCTCAGCAACAGCCTTAGCCCGAGCCGCTTCCAGATTACCGACACCCTGATTCATATTGCCGGTCAGGTTACTCTTTAGCTGATCCGATATTTGGTTATACCGGGCGGCATCGTCAGTACGAACCTGATTCTCGAATGCCCGGTGCATACCTTCAAGGTTCTTATCCGAGGTATCAAAGTTACCCCTGATTTGATCCCTTGCCGCCGTAAGCTGACCAAGACGGCCCTCCAATGCCCTGTCCAGAGCAGAGAAGTCCATCTTGGAAGGATCGGGGCCTTCGTATTCCTCATTAAGCCGATCCATAAGGATTTCGAGAACTGACTTCTCTCTTGGCATTTTAGGTACAGGAGGCCCCATTTCGGATTCCCGCATGTTACCGGATTCCCGCTGTGGGCTGGCAGTAGCTAGTTCCCCGGCAGGCCACTTAAAGGTAGATTTCTGTGCAGGTTGCTGAGGAAATGCCCGCCTACCTGTTACGTCCATAGGAATAGGCTTTGGATTTGTGGCCTTATTAACAGCTTGGGCACGCTTCTTTTGGGCTTCTCCTAGACTATTGAAGAAACCACCGATATGTTGATCCCACCAGCTTTTGGCCTGTTCACCACCACTAGGCCCGTCTGCGTAAGGCATAGTTTACTCTCCTAAAGACCGGCGTTGGAATCAATCATTGCCTGTTGTGCGGCCATACGGGTAAGAGCCGAGCGCTTAGCATTGGAACGGCCAATGTTGTTTTCAGCCTGATAATCAGACAAACGGTTATCCGCGTCGGACTTGTTCTTGGTACGAACATTCTCCACATTGGACTTCTGTTCGCTGAACCTGTTATTCAGGTCATTTCGGGACTTATCAAACAAGCCGGAAAAGCTCATACCGCGTGCGCCAAAGTCCTCACCAAGCTGGTTACCGGCATTGGTTTGGTTCTTTCCCACAGCCAGTATTGCGTTATCCGCATCCAGATCAAAACCTTGTTTTTGGGCGGTAATACGGTTAATAAAGTCCTGAAGGGCGCGGTCGTATTCACCCAACTGGGCGGTATAGTCCGAGTCCCCGCCAAGCCATGATTCGTCCGCTGAGGCCCTTCCAGCGGCGTCCATAGCGTTATATGCCTGACGACCTCCTGACGGCGGCGCAGGGGGCGCTGGGGCGGGCGTAGGGTCTACCACCGGGGCCGGGTTGGGCTTGGCCTGATAGACACCGTTCGACTGCGGGAAGAACTGGGCAAAGGACGTTCCCGGCAGGACATTGCCCGAAGGCGCGCTGTATCCCGTATTCGGGCTATACGTGCTAATAGCCGGGGAATCATACGTCAGCTTAGCGGCAGGGTTGGCCGTAATCTTATTGGGATCATTTACGGCGTCTGATTCCCACATGTTATATCTTGGCATTGTGTCCTCACTTATTAGCGGCTTGTTTAAGAAGAAGGTTCCGCTTTACAGCGGCTTGACGCTCACGGTCTATATAGCCCGCAGGATTCACACCGCCGCTACCCGAATGAGGACTTGGCGAGGTTCCGTTATACGTCCTATTACCCAGTGCATAACTGTTGGCCTTAGAACCGGAAACGTTCGGGTCAAGGCGCTTCATGGCTCCGTACATAGTATTATATTACCTGCTTAGGTAGATGCGTCAACGACTTCTTGCTTTGTGTTTACATATGTGGTAATGGTGAAGAACTTAATAGGTCCTGTATCCGCATTACCGAGACTCGACATACGGATGATATAGGACATTTGCCGGAACCTCATGGCACCGGCAAACTTCTTGAAGTATCTTCCGTTTTCAGAGGGCAGTAAGTCCTCCGGTAGCAGGTCTATATCGGCAATAACGCTGGTTAGCCACGAAAGCGGGTTACCCCATACGCCCTGAGCCAGTTGATCGAAGGTATATGCCTCCAATTGGCTCCACAGGACGGGAACTACCCTCGAAACCGGCCTAGATTCTGCCGTAATCTGTCTGGTGGCCTTAACGTCCATGCCAGCCCAGTAAATACGCTTGAAATTGCCCGGTGCCTTGTAATCATAGCTCTTGGTCTGGAAATAACAGTCGATATACTCGATTGCCGCCGCCTGACCGGGGTATGTGTCGGTAATACGCATCAGATTGAAGGGTGCGGTCACTGTAGTACGGTTAAAGTTGGGCAATCTGTAGGTAATAGTGCCGTTTACCGTGGAACGTATCGAAATACGCGCCAAAATAGCCCCTGCCGGGGTGGTAAAGTCGAAAGTCTTAGCCCCGGTAGTGGTCATATTGGCGGACGTAAGCACACTGGTAGAACCATTGGTCAACAGATAGGTCACATCGACCACAAAAGTACCTGTAATAGAGTCCACAGTCAGTGTTGCTTGGAATTGCTGTGAGGTACTTACAGGTATATTGTAGTCGGTTAGCGATCCACTGCTGTTTAGTTGCATTGACGCCAATGCTGTAGACTGAAAGGTAGCACTGACCCCGGAATAACTTACCGATCCGCCGACCAATGCGGCACGAGCGGCCCTTATAGTCGCATCGGCAAAGCTGGAATCCGGTATAAAGTTGGACGAGGCCGCTTGGGTGGTTCCTCTGCTGGCCGCAATGAAAACTGACGGGGCAGAGGAATCACTGCTACCGGGCAATTCAATGAATTCCCCCGGTGTACCGGAATACGTGCGCCATTGACTCCATGATTTGCTGTCAATAGTAAAGCAAAAGAGCGCGTTAAAGTACCGCACCAATAGACGCCTATTAATGATACTCATTTCGACGCCATTGGCTACTGAATCCACGCCCAAACCGTCCTCCGTAAACCGGACGAAACGGTTGATCTGGGTATAGTTGGAGTTCACCAGTTCATATACCCGGCCCTGATCGTAGACGTAGATATAGTTCTCAAAATCCACTACGGCATTACGACCGGCACAGCCGACATTGCCGGAAATCTTGTCCACAGAACCCTTGGCCGGGTCTGCTGGAAAGCTATACCGCCATGTACCGTCATTCTTGAAGATAATCAGGTTGTTGAAGCTCGGAATCATGGCGGTAATAAAACCGCCCTCACCGGGAGCCACATCGAAGAAATCCTGTGCGCCCCATGTTTCAGGGTGCGGGCCGCTTTCGTCGATGGTCGAGAACCATACCCGGTCACCGTCTGCACTTTGACCTGTACCTGATACCCAGATACGGGTTTTCCATGTAATCATGACGGAACCGCGAGGCATGGCGGCAATAGCGGAACCGCCAACACCGTCACCTTTCTTCCAGCGGAATCCGGTGTCTGTGGCTCCAGCATCGACGTTGAAGTACAGGTATTCCTTGAACTGAACCATTGAGGTTACCCGGTTGGATATGCCCACAGACTGCTTGATAGTGGTTATAGATTCCCCGACGCCGATAATACCGTTCAGGTACGCCTTGACTGTCGTATCAGTATTCGTCGTACCGTCTTTGGGGACGGTAACGATAAGATACCACTCCGATGTGGTGACCCGATAAACGCCAAGAACCTCCCAGCCAATCGTATTGGTGGAAGGTAGTGTACTGCCAGCAATAGCCTCAATGGGCGGGCGCGAAGTAAGGGCCTGATCCACCGTTACTTCAAGGTTGATAAGATCGACTACTTCCGAGTCCCTTGCTTCACCCGCAAGAGAGATATTGTTGAGTCCCCCCGTAAACGGGCCGATAGCAATAGGTTTACCCGGCATTATTCTTCACCTTCGTATTCGATAAGATACGCTAAAGCGGCTTTCACTCTAGGTATAGAATCTTTTAGTCGTCCAATACCTTGATTACAGTCCTCACAGAGTAGACCACGTACAGCGCCCGTATCATGATTATGGTCTATGCAAGGAGTCTGTGTAAATTCTTCAAAGCATATAGCGCATCTACCGTCTTGACCAGCCAGCATTGCATCGAACTTTTCAATGTTCAATCCGTACTTCTGGTAAAGATTCTTCCTACGGCTATATTCGGGATTAGCCTCTCGGTAGGCTCTCATATACTTGTTTTTACATTCCCGGCACCTATGTTGACTAGGTGTAAATTCATGCGATGGTTTAGACTTTTTACAGCCGTTACACCACCGCATTAGTAAT